TCTGAAAATAACTTTACTTTTTTCTCTTGTAACTCTCTACTACTAGAAAGAGTGTTAATTTGTTTGTAGGTTTTTGCAGCGGCTTGTTCACGAAGAACGCCACCATCCCAAACCCAATTTTTTCCTTCCATGATTCCATCTACAAATGCATCTGGAGCTGAAGGATCTGCTACAATATCTGCAGCAGTTGCTAACATAAAATCTTCACCAACAACGTTTACACCTTCGTTGTTCATTGCAACTGAGCCAACACCACGAGATGAAACTCCCAGTTTAACTCCTTCACCAAGAAGTGACTTAGCAATATTACCCATTGGTGTGCTTAATATTTTAGCACGACCAATAAAATCAGAACCCTCTTGTCTTAGAGAAGTAATTTTATGAGAAACACGATCTAAGTTTACAGTTGGGCCATCTGGATGACCTAACTCACCAAGCGCTCTACCTTTTGTGATAAAGGCTTCATTGTATCTTGAAACTTCTTTTGCAAGAGTTCCACATGGATACATTCTACCGTTACGATTTTTTATGTCACCCTGAAGGAAAACTCCTTCAATATAGAGATTTTTTTTACCGCCACGTTCTTCGACGATAACCTCTACATTTTCTATTTCTTCTCTAATAAGTTTCATTAGTCTAATTTCCGTAAGCAACTTGTGTAACTAAAACACTTGCACCATTTGATGCAGCGGTAAGTGTATCTGTAGCATCCTTTTCTAAAATAACAGACTCTTTAGTATTAACAGTCAAACTACCAACAGTTGCACCACCAGATGTTTTTCTGGTAATTAACAACGCTGCAGAGTGATTATTAAAAAGTCTCACCACAGTAGCACTGCCAACATTAGATGCTGAAGATAGATTACCTTCGGCTGCTAATACTTTAATCCTCATTTTCTGGTTCCTCTTCTTGAGCTACAGTTGGTTCTTCTTCAACTTCAGGTTCATCATTAAAAAGATCTGCAACAGCTTCGGGTCTTTCCGTTTCCACTCTTTGTGCAGACTTTGCATAAAGAATGTCTTTTATGCCATCAGATATTTCATGGGCGGGTGCATCATCTAACACCATATCAATTAATTTTGCAGAATCCACGATTATGTAAATATACTACCAACTATTTATATTTCGCCACCTTCAGGAGCTTCAACCGCCTTACTATCCTTTTCAGAATCAGGCTCTGTTATATTTGATTGTTGTGCAGCAACATCAGTTGCAGCTGCAGTAACATCTAATTGTTGCATTGCAACAGGATCAACATATAATCCTGCCTCAATTTCAGCAGCGATTAATTTATCTTGTTCTACAATCTCATCATCAGTTTGATGTAATACTTTTCTTCTTACATAATCTTGTGAGAAATATTTTCCAACGTATGGTTCTGCCTGTGATAGATTGGCCATTCTTTCTTGGAATAATTCACTCTCTTTTAATTCTGCAAAATGATTATCATAGATGTAATCAAATTGAATATGTTCTGACATACCAGACCAATCCTCTGGTGTAATTACATTTTTCAAAAGTAATTGTGTCTTTAACATATCAAGGAACATGTTTGAGAATCTCTTTCTCAATCTTCCTACAAATTTATTAAATCTAAGTTCATCTCTTAATATCTCTGATGATCTTCCTAAATTAAATCCACCCTCTCCACCTAAACGAGTTTCGGGAACTCCTAAAGCTTTGTAGAGTTTTTTCTGGAAATAATTAATATCTGTGATTTCTCCAAGATTTTGACCGCCAGGCAATGTAGTAATTTCCGTACCTCTACCACCTTCTCTTCTTGGTAGCCAGAAATCTTCTAACATTGACATGAATTTCTTATCATCACGAACTTCACCAGTATTAGCATCATAGACCAACTTTGATCTATAACGATTCATGACTTCACGAAGATATTGTTCTGCTTTTACTTTAGGTAGATTACCAACATCAATATAAAATATTCTTCTTTCTGGAGCTCTTGATAATCTATAAATTACAAGACTATCTTCAATCATTCTTAATTGATTTAAGGCTTTGATTCCCTTATGTAACCATGATAAAGTGATGTGTTTATTACGATCTACTAAACCTGATGTGCAATATGTAACAGCATCCTTTGCAATTTTTATAGATCCTTGAACACCATTAGTTGGGCTATAACTTTTATTGGCGCCACCTGTAGGATTGTATTCAAAATACTCATCCAACTGTGGAGTAATTGCAAGTTTCTTATCTTGAGGTACTAAATTTACTGTGTTGATATCTTTTTTCTTCATTTGACGCACATATTTTACCTTAAGTGCATCAATATATCTTAATTCTTGTATTCCTTCTCTTGGATTTTCAAGATCAATTACCTTATGATAATACAATCTACCATCAATATACCAATTACGGAATATTTCATGTGATTTTGAATCAAAATCTAATAGGTCTTTTATATACTTAAACTCATCTCGGATGGTTTTTTTAATATTATCACCCACAGATAAGTTAGTTAAATCTATTTCTACTGGACTATCACTTAAATCTGAAACTATAGCTTCGTTTACTATATCTTCTATTGCTTCATCACATTCTGGATGAAGTGACATCTCTCTATATCTTTTGATTAAATCATATTCATTTCTGAATACACCTTCAATATCAACGTACTGACCATAAAACCCACTACTAACATAGTAGTCGGATTTGTCTGCCTCATTTTGCGGAACAGGAGATACCGCACCCTGTGGCAGATTATTATCGTCAGCTCCCTCAATGGAGAAACCGAATAATTTAGCCATTTTTTATAATTAACCTTATGCTTTATTTATTAACCCACAACAACGTCATTATTTTCATCAAGAGCTTCCCACCATTGAACTTGGAATTCTGTTGCAAATTCTTCAATGACATTATTACTATCGTAAGAAAGATCTATACTAGAAACATTAGTTGGGAATACGCCATGGAAATGATAAGATCTCAAAATAGGAATATTATCTGCAGATGTTGCTGGAGCGTTTGTTGGGCCAACGATTGGTGCTCGAGCTAATTGATATACGTAAGCTTCTTGTTGATATACTGTAGGATCGACCTCTCCAGCATTATCAGAAGTTTTATTAATTAGATTCATCCACTTTTCCATCGCATCTCTGATAGTAAAGTTATTATCATTGATGACTGTTACTGTCCAAGTATCAAAACTTCTTTCCCCTGCAATCTTTAATTCTCTTCCTCTAAAAGGTATTGAGATTGGTGTTATGATTGATGCAGGCAAATTTGCACCCTTTACGAGAAAACGTATTTTATCTGAAACATCGTTTTGGTCAATTGCGAGGGATGGAAAATTAATTTCAACCTCGAAAAAATTAGGGCGAACACCACCACCCAGCAGTTTACTTTTAAACGTATCTAGGGTTCTCGCATTAGCCCCTTTATTTGGGATTTGCTGAGGCATTTTTCTTCTCTCCTGTGATAATTAGATGGTGGTTAAACTGTACCAACTACTTCTTCAAAACTAATTCCTGTGCGTGTTGCAACAAATGTTAGTCCGATGAAGTTGATGGAACGTGCTGGTTTAATAAAGATATCAGCACGGAATTCATTTGCGTCAATAATATCAGCAGTATTATTTGACTCATCACAAACTACTAAGAAGTCTGTGATACCTCTCTTCGCTTGAACGTCACGAAGGAAGGGTTCAACGATATTTACAAAGTTTGCTCTTGTGATATCATCGTTAAATTCAAAGAGTTGTGCTCTTGCAGCTCTTTCAATTGCAGTCTCTACAGTTAAGAACAAACGACGTACGTTGATTCTATCAAATGCAGATACAAATCCTAGTGCAGTCTTATCACCAAAGAGTATGATTCCTTGGCCTGGGAACGCAACAACTGGATTAATTCTCTTAGTATATAGTAGATCTCTTTGTGCTTGCGATGGATTATATGCAAGTTTAACTGCACCATTTACAACACCACGATCAGCTCCCGCTGGTGAGAACCAAGGGAATGAGTTTTGTGATGTTCTTGCCATCATACCAGCAACATCAGGGTTGGTTGGAATATAACGGAATTTATTATTGAAACGATCAAAAATGTACTTGTAACCAGAATCAATAACTCCATAAGATGATGAAGTATAGTTTGTACATGTTGCTAATATTCTATCTGTTTGAGTATCACTATTAGTAAGTGGAACAGGTGCAACACCACTACCACTCAATACATCTGATTTTGCAGGGCCAACAACTGCGATACAGTCTTTTCTTGTGCCTGCGATAGAGATTAACTTATTAGCCTTTCCTACAGTCTCACTTCTACTTCCTAATCCAGGCCCCATGATGAGGTAGTTAATAGGATATTCTCTTACGTTTGCAAATTGATCATACCCACTCATCAAGTCTCCAAGAGTTGTAGGATATGTTGGTGCAGTGAATGTACCACCGTAATCTTTTCCACCTTCAAGTGAGAATGTAGATCTTCCAGTTCCAACAAAATCAACACCTTGTGCAACTTGTCCCCAAGAACCAGCTGCAATGTTCGCATTATTGTTTGCTCCTGATAAAGGAGTTCCATTTGGTTTCGCACCACCAAATATGTATTCAGAATTATCTGCTAAGAAATTCTTATAGTATATCGGTGTATTGAACTGTTTTGCATCCTCTGCCTTAGAAAGATTAAGCCAAGTTTCTAAAATTTGACCAGCAGTTCCTGTTTCTGATCCACTATCATCAACTACAACAACATGTAATTCATCAAATCTAGAACTTCTAGAGTTTGCATATGATGAAGTTTGTGGTTTTGGTGCAACACTCTTCCAGAAAACAGTTGAGTTATCCAAACCAAGTGTTTGTGAATCATACCAATCAACGGCTGTGCTTGGTTGTAATGCAGAGTTAGTGGTTATACCAGTAACTGTCATTGTTTCTCCAGCAGTTCCGATACCAGCTACAAATACTAAATCATCAACATCAATATCACCTAAAGCATTTACAACTATATTTGTATCAGATCCACCACTATTTGAAGTTGCAACTGTAGTTGCAGCACCAGCGTTGGTCACAACAGTAATCGCACTACCATCATTATGAGCTGTTGCAGTTGTTCCGCCAAGACCTCTAGTACTGATACCAACCGCATTACCTGAGATATTTCCAACTCCCATTAATTCACTACCAATTAACAGTAATGAAACGTTAGCAGTAATTCCAGTTACATTTGCAACGTTAACAGATGTTGCACTTACACTCAATGCAGCACCACCAGCGTTATCAACTGTGGTTGATGCAGTTTTGTTCAAAAGAACTAAAGATTCTCCAGCTGTAATTGCACCCTGACTTGTTCCAGCTACTCCTCTTGTTACTTGAATAGAAGTTGAAGCAGCACCAGTCGCACCAGCGATAATAACATCTCTAGTGGTTTTAAATTCATAAGCAGTTCCTGTAGAGTAATCTACATTTGAAGCAACTCCTCCCTCAACTTCACTATTAATTTTAACATCAACTGAACTTGCACCAATTCCTGTGATAGTTCCAGAAAGATGTCCATTCAAAGTTCTTGTTGTACCAGCACCTCCAACTGAAACACCACCGAATGCTTGAGTGACTGCAGCACCAACAACAACACCAGCAGTATTAATACCACTTAATATTTGATCTGCCTTTGAGTCTATTACACATACCTTCAATCCATTAGCCCATGTGCCTGGATTTTTTGCTGCGTAGTACCATGTAGTTGCTCCTTCATGTGCATTGAAGTAATCATCTACATTTTTAATTTTTAAACTACTTAATGAACTACCAGCGCCACTTGCAACTGCTGCATTTGCGTTATTTAAACCAGCACCATCTGTTCTTACAACCCTAAGAACTCCTCCATATGAAAGATAAGAAGAAGCTGATAGCCAGTATTCGTATTGAGAACTTGTTTCTTGTGGTTCTCCAAAACTTTCAACTAAATCTTTTTCACTTTCTATTAATATTGGATCTTCTACTGGGCCTTTG